ATTTCCGAAGATATTAGGTCTTTAGACCTATTAAGATGCTAAACAATGAGATAACGTACTATGAGTGATTGGACATATAATAATGAAGTTGTTAATGATTTACCCGATGACGTAGAAGGCTTTGTATATGTGATTACAAATCTTACAGACAATCGCAAGTATATTGGTAAGAAGTTAGCACGATTTAAAACCACAAAACCGCCACTTAAAGGTAGAAAGAATAAAAGACGTGGTTTTAAAGAAAGTGATTGGAGAACTTATTGGGGTTCTTCTGACCATTTGAACGCTGATGTCAAAAAATTAGGTCAAGATAAATTCACACGAGAGATTCTTCACTATTGTCCTAGTAGAGGAGCATTAAGTTATTTAGAAGCAAAAGAACAGTTTGACCGTAGAGTGTTAGAAACGGACGAATACTATAATGGTATTATCAATGTACGAATAGGAAGTTCAAAAATTCTTAAAGAGTATCTGTTAAGTCTTAAACAAAAAATATAGGCGCCAATAACCACTGCCATATTCCAAATATATCAATGCACAAGAAGAATGCATTTTGAAAAATCATTGGTTTATCCTTCAATCTTAAAAATACCCCCAAAACTATCAAATGACCTGACGCAAATAGCGGAAACGCATATTTGGATTCTGGTATATTAAAAGATATTAATGTTCCGGCACAAACGAACATAAATGTCGCAAACCATTTCATTTTTTCAGTATTAGACATTATGGATTTCTCTCAGTAGTATGATGATATATTTAGTCATAAAAGAAAAAACCCAGTACCATTGCTGGCACCGGGCTCTTTGTCGAACTCTCTACATCTAGGAAGATACAAAGGTTTTATTTTTTGTGGTACTTCCTTTTATGAAGAGTTACCAACAAAAGCCAGTGTCGATGAGAGAGGTTTAGAGGAGACATAGGCATCCGTTGATAATACTATAATATCATATCAAAAAGTCAAAGTCAAGCGATTTTCGACTTTTTTTACAATTTAATTTCTATTTGATACCAGACACTGTAAATCGGTCAAAAACATTAAGTTTTAGTGTATTACTGTACTTTATTTCACTAAGAGGATATTTGCTTTTGAAATCATTTAATGATTTACAGTTGTTTATATGGTCATCAATTACTAGATTATTACTTTGTATAATAAGTTGAGTTCCAGGCTTGATTCTATTGAACCAATCAGTAGTCATATGCTCACAACTAAGATTGATAACAGTATCGAATTCATGTTCACGACCAAAATCATCAATATTGATACTTTGGTGTCCTTGATAATTTTTAAACGTGTAATTGAACCTGCCACTTATTTCTTTGCATCTCGTGTCCATATCAACTTCTTCGAAATTTATATTGGGATATTTTTCAACTAATACACGAGTAAGAAAGCCAAGCCATGAGCCGATATACAATACTTTCTTTGCATTATCGCTTACAGCCTCAAAGGCAAGGCTTGCTTCTTTTTTGCTTTGAATTTGATTTGTATGAAACGCATCCCTTATTTCAACGAGTGAAAGATTTTTTGAAATCTCCTCATCGTAAAGCATATCTAGAAACTTTGGGATATAATCTTCCATACAACTCATTTTTACATATTGTTCTTTTTTTCTTGGATTTCTTTTCTACGTACCTTTGTAAGTTTTCCAATATCGCCTAATGCCTTTCTGGCACGAGCCGCAGAGGCTTTTACACCCTTTTCTTCAAACTTGGCATTTTCTGTCTGGTATGTATCTATTGCTTCCATAATTTCTGCATTTGTACTCATTGATTACTCCTATGTGTTGTACATGGCGCTTTCCTCTTCATGAGAAAAACTTGTGAAACCATTTTCTTTTATTACATTAAGGACACTTTCAACACGCCCTTGTAATTCCTCTTTGTGTGATATCAAAAACACACTTCTGTTTCCATCTCTTACCATCTTCTTAAGAACAGCAAGTGATGATTCGACACCGTTTGTGTCCATTCCGCTATCTATCAATTCATCAACGAATAACACGTTAATTGTGCTATATAATGACTCGAATATATCACGGAAACTCCAACTTAAACCTAATATAAGTCGATTTCTTTCACCCCTAGATAAGTTATCAAAGTCTAAATCACGACCTAATTCAGTGATTTCTACTGATAAATCACTCAGGAATACAACATCATGTGGTAATCCTAACTTATCTAAGTAATATGCTAGACGAGAGTTTAAATAACTTAAATTCTGGTCTATAATCTTTTTACGAATAAAACTATCTTTGTTAGTTAGTAGTTTCAACAAGAAGTCTTGGTGTTCAAGTAACGAAACTAACGTATTCATGCGAGAATAATCCACTTCTTCTAAAGCATCATTTCTCATATCATTTATCTGGTCAACATATGGGTCTTCTGTGTTTCTATTGTTCACTATCAATTCTTCTAATTTTTCTACAGAACTTTGATGTTCGTACGCATTTGATAATGTATCGTAAAACGTAACAGGCTTATCACCAATGTCTCCAATTTTCTCTACTGCTGACTTATGTTCTAAAAGAGAACTTTCATTAGTAGCCAAATGCTCTACTGCTTCTTCTTTATGTGTGTTCTTTGCACCAAGAATCTCTTCTTGTTTACTATCGTGAATATCTTGCCCACAACTATGACATTTGTGGTCTTTAATCAACTTGATTTCACCATCAAGTCTTTCGATTAGTCTGTTTTGCTTCGTATTATCAGACTCAATGTTGTTAATCCAACTTGTTGCTTGATTAATATCAGATAAGTTTCCATTATAAGATATCAACAGTGCATGATTCTTTAGTTCGGATTCAATGTCTACGTGTGATAATGACGATAATTCATTTTCTAATTCTCCTAAATCGTATGTTTGTTTATTAGTCCAAATCTTCTGTCTGCGTTCAATGTCTTTAATACTTTTTAATATACGAGCATTTGTGTCTTCGGCTGCTTTTAATGAATACTCTTCTTCTTTTATCTGCTCTTTTGTGTTCTTTGATATCTCTTTTAACACTTCTGCTTTACGAGATAATTCAGTTATCCCCAATAGTTCTTCAATTAACTCTCGTTGGTCTCCCGCTCGTAATGCCAGAAATGGTTCAGTATATGTATTAAGAGCAACGATATGCTTGAACATAGAATGAGAAATGCCAATAATACTCTCTACTTCAACTTGAGTTTGTCGCATTTCTCCTTGAGATGCATTGATTGTATCGTCAACTTCTGTACCATCTCTTAGAAAATGAAACACATTTGGTCTACGACCACGTTCAATTCTATATTCATGACCGTTGTATGTAAAGTCAACAGTCACCATCATTCCTTTGGCATTTGTTTTATTAATTAAGTTATCCATTCGAATGTTTGTAAGTGCTGTTCCATACAAACCATAACTTAATGCGTTAATAATTGTTGTCTTACCCGTGCCATTTCGTGCGCCATCGCCACCCAAGTCTATATTGTTACCTAAAACCAAAGTTAATTCTTCTTTGTTTAACGTAACAGCCTGGGTAACATTGCCCACACTCATGAAATTTCTAATTGTTATATTCTTAATTACTAACAAACTTATACCTCTCTTGCGTAAGTGCCATGTTGTATAGGATCAATTGACAGTTCATTGACATTAATATACTCTGGTTGATTGATTGTCCATACGACCAGTTCTGCTATATATTCGACATCAATCAGTTTTCTATCAGGATGTTTCTTCATAACACTAGATGTTGTTAGACTTCCTGGTGATATTAATGTTGTTTTTATATTACTACCACCCATTGCCATGTAAGTTAAATCTCTGTTGTAGGCCTTGAGTGCTTTCTTTTCTGTTGGATATCTCCAAGTTCTTCCCTTTACTCCAGTATCAGCAGTTGAACCTATGTTTATAATATGTCCTTTTCTGTCTGCTTCTTTCATAGCATTAAACACACATTCAGCAATCATAACCTGATGAAATTTCCATATCGCAGAATTGTTTATAAAGATATCAAAATTTTCTTCAATATAATACTTTGCTAATTTGTTTTGTCCTCCAGCCGTCTCTAACTTATATCCATTACTTCTACTTGCTGTTTCGTATTCGATTTCAGTATCAACATATCCTTGATTAATAGTATCAAACAAGTTACATATAGCCTCGCACAAGCCATAGTTACGACTTCCAGTAATTAATATTTTCTTCATAAATTGTTATAAATTTCTATTAGTACCCTTTTATCAAAACTTCCAGTGTCGGCTAATGATGATAATTGTGCTATTACAATTTCATCTATTGTTTCGAAATGAATTTCCGCACCAGTATCGTCTTCGTGTTCAGTGTTTTTAACTGGTATAAGTGTTACGTCACGCAATTTATAAGTTTCTACAAATGTATCTTTAATAAAGTTTGCTTCTTCGTAAGTGATATCAATATCTAGTGTTATCTTTACTGATGTTTTTGGTAATAAATACTCATCTGGTGCATCTAATAATTTTGATAATGCAATTGTCTTATATTTTGGTGCATCTTCCCAAGTAAAGAATTCTGGTTCTTTATCCCATTCTAAGAACATCCATCCTCTGTCATCATCCCAATCGTCTGAGAAGTTATGAGGGAATGCATTGCCTATGTAAATTACATTACCTTTTACTTGACGCTTGTGAAAGTGACCCGTGAATACAAAGTCTTGATTCGAGAACATATCACCTCTCAATCCACCATGGTCTGGCATTTCTACCATTGCATTGAGTTTGAATGTTGGTAACTCTAAGTGACTAAAAATATATTTTGTTTTTAGACTAGGCATCTTCTTCCACTCATCACCCACTAACCAACTGACGATAGCAACATCGCCCTCGACTAATTTATCTCTCACTAGAACAACATTAGTAAGGTCGTCAATGAATTCCATAGAATTTACATCACGAGTTTCACGATAAAATAGGTCATGATTTCCTAAGATGACATAAACCTTTTCGAATGCCTTGCTTAGTTTTCGTAGACCAGCAATGCTATATTTCATGGTTGATATGTTTAGACTGGATCTAATATGATGCCAATCACCCAAGAATATACAAGTTTCGCAATCTCTTTCTTTTGCGTCCTTAATGAACCAATCAATGAAATCTAAACAATCTTCATTGTGCTGTTTCGCATTATTTTTAAGTCCCCAATGTATATCTGTAAAACACGCGGCCTTCTTAAATAAATTATCAGTCATTATCATCGGCGTAAATCTCTTTGATGGTTTCCGTTGGGATAGCATCATCGGTTATCTTTGTTTTGATGATTTTTTGCCAACGTTCCTGAGATTTCATTTCGTGTGCCAACTGTCTTGTCCAACTTGGCGCTTGACCAGCCTTTTCCAGCAAGTCATCACGAATGCCTTGATTTTTCTTTTCAATATTAAGTACCCGAGTGAATGAATTGTTTACTACAGTTGTGTAGTATGCAAATGGATTATCACTCTTATCTTCGTTAAATTGAAGTCCAATTTGTGCTAATTGCAACAATGCTTGTCCTCTCATTTCATCAATATATGTATATCCTCTCCAGTTTGACCTTTGCGAGTATCTTTCTACTAGTTTAATATACATAGTTGCCAATACGGCGGTAATCTTACCAGCAGATAAATCAAATTCTTTCTCTTTATTATAATGTGAGATTCCAACTTCATTGAGTGTTTCATTTACATATGTATAGTGTTTAAATGCTGGAAATGGTAATTTTACTTTGTGGTCTGCTACTGTTTTTGGATTTGCTTTTCTACCTGGTTCATCCGGTATATGGTCGAACCCCATTATACGAAATATGATTTCATCTTCAGTAAAAGAACTAGGATCTATTTCAAAATCGACTTGCTTTTTCTTCTTATCTTCGTTCGCATCCCATGCCAATTTTTGTAAACGCTTTGCTTTGTTTTGTCTTGCTTGTTCTACTGCATCGGGAATAGCATCAGTTGTGTATAGTATAATATCATGCTGATGGTACCTATCTCTGTCTTCGAACCAAGAATAATTAGATTTTGAGATGTGTATCTGTTTCAACATATCCTTGTTGTTCAAATAGTTTTGTCGCCTTGCCATAGTGAATTTCTCCTAATTTATAATCAATTATAACATATATAGGCGACCCATGTCAAGTCATTATATGCAAAAATGCACTGTTAATGACTTTATATTGATATAATATTGATAAACTTCGCAGATAATGCCGAGATAAATACTGTTATAATGATTTAGGAGTATATCATATGGCATCACCATATTACACAAAACAACCAGTATATTTAGAAGAGCCGAGTGGCAGATATCAAAACATTTTGGCAGGGGGTTTGGCATCTTATTGGGATAAAGAGGAAGGTATTACTCAGAATACACCAACAAGACTTAACTTTCCATTTACTCCTACTATCTCAATTATTAGTAGTGCGAACTATCAAGAATATCAACTAACTCATGCTAACTTTCAACAACGTGCGTTTGACAGTCACGCTAATATGGAACTTAATATTGCGGCACCAATGATTGTGAGAAGTACTGAAGAAGCAAATTATGTATACAATGCGGCATTGTGGATTAGAGGTATGATGAAAATGCAATGGCTAAAAGACGAAGATCCTGGCATGCCACCTCCAATATTACGATTTTATGCACACGGAATATACAAAAATGTGCCATGTGTAGTTCGTGACTTTACTTGGAACTTAGACTCAGATATAGACTATGTAGAAATACCTTCTGGTACAAACGAAGGTATGAGAGTTCCAGTTCAAAATATGTTTGTAATGACAATAGCAACTACTTATTCACCACAGGATATAAGAGATAAATTTAGTGTTAAAGATTATCTTTCGGGCAGTTTAAGGAATGAAGGTTATGTATAAAGAAAATTCTCCATGGAGTAGAACTTCCATAATAGACAATACAGTATTAGATATAATGAAAAAGAGATTAATCTTTAAAGATCCGTATGATGAAGATTACACTATACCACAAGAATTCAACGAACGTCCAGATTTGTGCAGTTACGAGATGTATGGCACTGCGAAGTATTGGTGGGTATTTGCTCATAGAAATCCAGATATCATAACAGATCCTATCAGAGGATTCTCAGCAGGAACAGTTATTAAGATTCCAAGCAAAGATAATATTAGTAAAATGGGGTAGATAAATGAACCAAAGTTATCTTAGCGATGAAGAGGTTAAACAGTTTGCAGAAAAACTATCAAACGCAAAAGCAAAAAGAAAAGCAGATGCATATACAAAATCAAATTTTGAAGCAGACGCGAGGTTAATAGCATTAGCAAAAGCACAGACTGATAATGGAATAACTTCTTTAGCAGATTTTGTAGACACTCACGAGTTCATTGAAAATCCTCTTAATGTCTTCGATTCTTATACCTATAATCTAGAATGGTTTGTTGTTGATAGAGAGGCAAATCGAAAATTTATGTTAGAAGAATCTTTCATTATAAAAGATATTGTCGAGAATAACTGGCCAGATCCTAATGATAATAAAGTCATAATAGCAAAAACTGGTGTAACTACTGAATTTAATATAACAGATTTAACTATAGACTCTGGAAGTTTCGGAAATTCTAATTATAGTAAAATTGCAGGTGTGGCAGATAAAGTATCTTTCACGGTCACACAAGTTGGTGAATCAAGTTTAGCAGAAAACTTACAAAACGCAGTTATGCTATGTGGATTTTATACAATTAAAGATGCAATATTTTATATTAAAATTAATTTTGTAGGACACAAAGACGGCAAGGTAGAAAAGATTAATCAAACAAAAGTCATACCGTTTACCATCACCCATTATGATGAACTAAGCACTTCAACAGATTCTAGAGGAACAACTACAGTTATTGATGGACAAGTACCAGTAGATGCGGTCGTAATGGACATAGATGTGAGTCATAATGACTATGGATTCGACTTCAAGGTAGGAAATACACTAGAAGAATCATTAGATGCCTTTTTTGAAGAGTTAAATAAATCAGTGCTGGAAAATCGCAAAACTCTTGAACCAAATCTAAAACATTCATATAGTTATACATTCTCTGAACAATTTAAAGATGTTAAATTTTCCAGTGGTTCAATGTTGGGTGTATCGTGGAATCAGATAAAAAACTTTAAAAAGATAGGTAAAAACAACGCTGAACCAGTTGGACAAGTATTACCAAATAATCTCATTTACGGAGTTATTGAAGAGATATGTCTTGTTTCAGATGCAGTTAGAAAAGAACTAAAAAGAGATAGCCATACTACAAATAAAGTATTAAAAATTACTCCAAATCTGGCTATAAAAGAAGATGGATATAATCCAGTATCAGGAAAAAATACATATGATGTTGGATTTTTTATAGACTACGAAGAAAAGATAATAGATCAAAATATGCTAAATCAACAAGCCAAGGTTTTAAGTCATCGAGAAATTATTCAAAACTTGTTTGATAGTCTACACATCAATAAAAAATATGATTATTTGTTTACTGGAAATAATGACCAGATATTAGATTTTAATATTACATTAGACGCAGAACTTAGTAAGACATATTCTACGCCCGAAGATTTCTGGGCATATGAACATTTTATAAAAGAAGGCGCAGAGGGAATATACATATCAGACGCACACCAAGAAATAATCGATAAGAATAAGGCCGAAGTAAAGAAATTAAAAGATATTGACACAAGAAAACAAAAAGCCGCAGAGACGGCGACAAAGGCGTTGACAGATAAAGAAGAAACTTTTAAAAATCGTCTAATTGCCTTATATTGGAAGAGCAAGGGTCCACTTCCGCCTAGTGAAATAAAAGATATATTTGCCGGCAAATCCTTAACTGACCTTATAAGTCAATTTGAGAATGAAGAATTTATGGTGGAATTAAATAGAAGGGACTTCCACGCCAGTACCAAAAGAAAAGGAAAGTCTACTATCATGCGGTGGTATGAATTAATGAACTCTTTAAAAAAAATAAGTGATGACTCCACCAAGAGTGCGGCAGTAGCAAACAGCGCCCTCGCGGGTAAAACCGCCCTCGCTGAAGAATCATATATGGATGCGGTGACTAATACCATAAGTTCAAATTACAACAAATCGTATGAAGGAGTCAAATCAGCATTCGAACATATCAAAAACGTAAATAGAAATTCAAAAAATCTGATACTGCTAGAAGAATTAGACAATGATTTCATATCTAAAATGTCCAACGAAGATTATAAAATTATTCTTAAAGCACAAGCAAGTAATCCTACTACATATACACGTATGATAAAGAAGATGGGTGCTGAAAATAGAAGTTATACACTTAAGCCAGCCGATGTAGCGGAGTTGGATATTGTTAAAGCAAAGTACTACGAATCAAAAGTTCTTAAGCAGAGTATGATTAACGCCCAAATAACTATTAAGGGTGATCCTTATTGGTTAGAAGGATATATGCCGACTGGTGAAAAAACTTTGAAGAAAATATTTGATAATGGGGGCGGAGATAGACTAGGACTTAACATACAAACAACAAAGAATGGTTATAATGGTATGATATTAATATCAGGAGTGAGTGACGGAGTTGACTTACACGATAACGTACTTAAAAGAAATCTTATTACAAGTTTGTATACAGTTCATACGTGTACAAGTTCATTTTCCAATGGAATATTTACTCAGTCATTAGCGATGGTAAAAAATACTCAAGCAGAACATTTTACTTCAGACGCAGGAGTTATTTCTGCAGGACAACTAACAGAATTAACAGATAAAAATGAAAAAATAACAAATATTACCATAGTTCCCGATAATCTTGCAATTACATATGATACAGCATCCGCAACATACACCCATTTAGGCGTCACTTATGATGCAATTGGACGAGATAAAGCAGGGTATTATTATGTAGGTGATGGGAAAATGGAATCAGTTGAAGTGATTCAGGAAAGAATGCAAAACGCTCTGGCGGCAGAAGGCGGAACAACACTAGGCGAAATAGTTGACGGTATTATTGATGTTGTTACTAGTCCCTTTAATAAAACACTTGCAGAGAAGATGGAGGGTGAAAATGAAAGGATGGAAGACCTACAGCAAGATATTGTAGACACACTAGCAGTAACACCGCAAAATCCAGCACTAGGACAACATGATGCAATTCTATTAGATAATTGGGCAAGATGGAATAATTCTCTTATTTACCTTGAGAACACAAGAAAATTACGTGATGCATGTGCCACTGGTCTTGCACCAAGTAGTTGTGAGCAAGTAACAGCATCCGAAGCCACAATACTTGAAACACTCGGACTTACCATAGAGGACAAAGGAAAAGCATCTACTATAACAGCAATCAATGATTATTTTAATGATGTAATTGCCGATCCAGCCACTGATGCTAGTTTTGTTCTTTCAGCACAAGAAGTTGCAATGTATCAAATCGCTGCCGGTGGTGAATTAAATATTACAGGTCACAATCCAGATAACATACAAAAACTAGTAGTTGATGCGACTGGAGAAAGAACATCAACAATTATCTTAGAAGAAATTTCTAATGGGACATATGAACGTACTAGTAGTGAGCCGTTAGGTGCGAAAGTTGATAACAGCATGTTAAATGGAAATACAGAACTAGTCAACATAGAAATAAAAGACACACGAATAAACATTCCAACTTATACATGGGATGAAAAAAAATACAGAGACCAAATCACTAATCCGAATTCAAATGGTGATTGGAAGACCACACATTGGTTTGAAGAAACCGTTGATAAAGTAGTTACAGAACAAAAAGTATTTAATCCTAAAACAAGAAAACTTGAAATTGAGCAGTTTAACGCAGACGCATTAACGGTTTCAGAAGCAAGTGATGTAGGAGTTTTAACTGATGATATTAAAGCCATTATAGAAAAAACACCAATTACAGCCGATGATGTTGTTAGAGAACAGCAATGGTATGAAAGCACAGTAAAAGCACTAGATGAAAATATTGAAAAAGAAGAAATAGTAGTATCGGATGATGTAAGAAGAGCAATGAACTTCAGAGCCGCGGCACAAATTAGAAAAGCCGAAGCACTAGAGAGACTCACAGAAAAAGATTTTGTGACCGTTGAAAGTTTAGCACAAGGAATCAACGATATAAATGCTATCGTGAACACAGGACATCGTGGTGATATTGGCAAAGCAATCAGTATTGGCAAGATACAAGGAGAATTAGTAACCTCAGGTTTAAAACAAGATGTGATTATTAATAAGACATACTACTTTGACCCTAGTCAACGAGTCGTGGATGTAAAATCATTAGAAGAACTTGAACTAGACGCCGCAATCAAAGTCCTTAGTCAACCAGTCGAAACAATGACTGAAGTAGCAACTATAATAACGGGTTCCGAGACAGAATATGTTCCAATACAAAATCCAGTTGCACAAATTGAGGTAGACAAAGCGCCAATCTTGGTAAAGACTGCTCTTAATACTATGGATATTATATTACCAGGAAGTTTAAAATCAAGATATTCCAAGAATTTTGCTGGTAAAGGAATTGGTTGGGAATATGCAATGGCTAATCCTAATAAAGTAACTCAATACAACGAGGCTCTAAAGATATACAAACTAATAACAAGTTATGATTATGGTGATATGACAACCGTAACTGATGATTATGGTGTCGATATTGAAGTTAAAAATTTTAGTAACATTGCACCAATTATATATACTGACGCAAATGGTGTTTTGACACCGATTAATGACCCTAGCACATTCTTTGGCATATATACAACTACATATAACGATATGAATCCAGCATATTCGAGAGACTATGATGCTTTAAAAGAAAAGATTGCAGACTTATTCCCTGATATAAAATCAGGGCAAGAAAGTCAATTAATAAATGGCAAACTTCCTAGAAATAAAGATGGAATGTTGATAATAACTATAACTGGCGATAAATTTTATATAGACCCTACCCCATAATAAGAGAACACATAATGTCAAGACTAGTAAAAGCAATTAATAGAGAAGAAGCCAAAACAGCATTTCCAATTAGTGATGCACTAAGTAGAGGTATATACAAAGCCATAACTGTTACTAGAAGTGACAAAACTGAAGAACATTTTATCGATCCTATGGGTCAAAACAGAATTGCCGCTTATATACCAGCATTAGGTCAAGATCCAGATAATCCAATGTACTTCAAACATGCTAGTACTGGTTCTATCTCCAATGTACCAGTTGATGCTGGAACTACCGTTTTTGTTTTCTTCGCGGATAGTGGTAAAGCAAATGAGGGATTCTGGTTTGCCCAAGCAGGACACATTGTCGATGTTGTTAGTGGAGGAGTAAGTGGTTCTCCAAAGGTTGATGGCTCGGGTGCTGGCGAAGGTGTTTTTAGTGATACATCATTAATGAAATCCTTTTCCACTATTGACGATATTGAAAAAGATGAAAAAGAAGTAACAAATGATCCAAGAAACAAGAAAATTGCTATACAAGGCACACTCACTGACGAATTAAGAGGAACATCTACCTCTTCTCCTCGAAGAGATGCTTCATATGAAACGACACAACATTCTAAAGTTATGGGATTTAAAACACCAGGTGGCTCTGCTGTGTCTATAGATGATGGTAGTGTTGATGATGATGGAAATATTTATTCTGAACAAATAAGAATAACAACTGCCTCGGGTGCAGGCGTTATCTTAGATGGTGGAAACGATTTTATTTATGCAGTGAACAGTAGTGGTTCTGGATGGGTAGAAATTGGAGCAAATGGTGAGGTCATGGTATACGCCGAGGGCTCTTTGAGTATGAGAACAGAAAAAGATTTTAATATTCGTGCAGACAAGAATATTAATTTAGAAGCAGGTGAAAATATAAACATGCACAGTGTAGGTAATACTAAAATTAATTCAGATAACGAACTACATTTACGAAGTGTAGGCAATCAATTTTTACAAAGTGAATCAGGAATGAATATTAATGTTGGAGTTAATTGTATAGTAACTACTGGTGGCAAATTACACTTGAATGGCCCAATTGCAAGTGAATCAGAACTTATTCTAGTTGACGATATGCCAGATATGCAAAACTTAGAGGCTACGGAATTAAAAGATACTATTGTATCTGCTATGCCAACACATGAACCATTTGTTAGACCACAAGTAAAAGAATTAAAAGAAACGGCAAGTGAGTTTGCAATAGCAACTGCAAGTGAAGAAGGCTTAAAAGAAGCGGGAATAAAAAAATGATATATGACAAACGAAAAGGTTCATTATTAAATTATATACAATTGCCGTTGCATGTTATCACTTCGTCTGGTACTTATCTAGGAACTGGTTATGACCTAAATGATAATCCAACGTATATACTTTCTCATGTAAGAGTAAATCTTGAAAACACAAATGATTTAACATTCTCGTCAAGAAGCAAAGATGCTATAATACTAGACAATAAGCCAACACTTACTGTTAAAGACAACCTTGTTGGTTATAATTATAAGATATCAGATACTGAATTGAATTACGGATATATCACTGTTTCATCTACACGTGTAGATATTACGACTGACAAGATAACAAAAGGAATGGCAGAGTTTATTTTAGAAAAACAATTACGAAACATTGGTAATGTATTAGAGAAGTTTATTAAAGTAAAAATATCACAACCACATTATGATGCTTTGTTATATCACTTCTTCAATGAAGGAATTAGTACCATAGAAAATAGTCCAATTATTACACTTATAAATGCTAAAGACTGGTATTCAGTGACGGATGAAATTCAAAAAAATATAACGAAAAATGGTAAAGTAGATGATAAGTTGGCTCAACAGAGAACAAAAACTGCGAAGATGTTCAGTTTCGTGCCTGGATTCTCTTAACGACTTGCTATAACCTTATCTGCTAAACCATAAGCAACAGTTTCTTCCGCTGACATAAAGTTGTCACGTTCCATTGCCGCGGTCAATTCATCAAATTTCTTTCCAGCAGAATTATGATTCACATAGATTTTAGTCAATCTTTCTTTCATTTTCATCATCTCATCAACTTGAATCTTCATATCAGTTGCTTGTCCACCAGCACCTCCACTTGGTTGATGAATCATTGTGCGACTATTTGGTAACACATATCGTTTACCTTTAGCACCAGCCTGAGCCAGTAGTGAACCCATTGAACATGCTTGTCCCATCACTGTAGTTGCTACTGGAGAAGAGATAAACTGCATTGTGTCATAT